TTGCTCGAATCTTTGAAAGAGGCTACCCAAGGGTACACAGCGTACAAAGGGGTCTCTGAGAGCGTTCTAGCGGACATCATCGCTGACTTGTCTAAGTGGGAGGATGTGAAGCTATGAGTACAGGGTGGCGTAAACGTGGTGGAGGACGTAAGAAATGAGTACATCAAAGCCAATGAGCGATGGTGGTAAGGGTTCAGTCAGACGCAATGAGGATACTGAGGCTTATCGCAACAACTTTGACAACATTTTCCGTAAGAACAAGAAAGAGGAACCTATGATTGAAGATAACGACCATGAAGAACATGAGCACGACATGGATGAAGAATGGACTTGTGACGTATGTGGTGGCCCTATGTATCGTCAAGCACATTGGAACTATGGACAATGCGATGATTGTGGTGCAAGACAGGAGCTGATTAATGACGATTATTAAATCCGTACACATTGAAGGTTGCTGGCCTTACCAGTACGTAGCACCTGACAGACGTACAACAAGCAGAGAAGCAGCGGACAGGGCTAATGCTCGTAAGCGTGAGGTCTATCATGCTAAAAAGAAGCTCTTGGCCTTGAAGGTCTTTGAGATGGACATTGACATCTGCACGGAGTTAAACAATGCATCAGTTAAAAGTCGCAAGTAAGTTCCTTCGTCATGGGCCTTGTGAGGCGTGTGGTAGCTCAGACGCTAACAGCTTCTATGACGATGGACATACCTACTGTCATAGCTGTCAAACGTACACATCAGGTGGCGATGAAGGTTTACAAAATGCAGGAACTTATCAACAAGTACCGACAAAAACAACGAAAGTATTTACGATGAAAACAACAGGGGAAGTTAAGGCTATACCTGACAGAGGGATCACACGGGAAACCTGTGAGTACTTCTCAGTCACTCAAGCCGATGGGAAGCACTTCTATCCTTATTATGATGAAACTGGCGCTAAAGTAGCGGAAAAGATCCGATCTGTAGCTAACAAACAGTTCTCAATAGCAGGGAATTTCAACAAAGCCACTCTCTTTGGGCAGAATTTGTTTCAAAAAGAAGGGAAATACATCACCATCGTTGAAGGTGAACTAGACGCATTAGCTTCTTATCAGATGACAGGCAGCAAATGGCCTACTGTGAGCATCCGTAATGGGGCTTCAGCGGCTGTTAAAGACTGCAAGGCTCAGTATGAGTACCTAGATAGCTTCGAGACTATCGTGATCTGTTTTGACGCTGATGAAGTAGGACAGAAAGCAGCTAAGGACGTGGCTGAACTGTTCGGAAACAAAGTTAAGATTGTTAAACATTTAAAGGACTGTAAAGATGCCTGTGATTACCTCATTAACGGACGAGGAGCTGAATACGTTAACCAATGGTGGAGAGCTGAGAGTTTTGTACCCGATGGGATCGTCCAAGCCTCAACACTTTGGGACAGCGTATCTGCACCCGAACCCATCGCAGAAGCCTTCTACCCCTTCAAAGGACTCAATGAACTCCTCTACGGCCTTAGGGCAGCTGAACTCATTACAGTCACAGCTGGTTCGGGTTTGGGAAAGAGTCAGTTCCTTAGAGAAATCCTCTATCGAATCCTCGAAACAACTACGTGGAAAATTGGAGGGATGTTCTTGGAAGAGTCAGTGCGAAAGACTGCCCGATCAATTATGTCTCTGCACGCAAATAAGAAACTGCACTTGCCCGACACTCTTGTAACTGAACAGGAATTAAAGGAGGCATTCGATGCTACTCTGGGCACTAATCGTGTGTACTTGTTTGACCATTTTGGCTCCCTTGCTATTGACAACGTGCTTAATCGCATTCGATACATGGCCCGTGCTTGTGATTGTCGTGTTGTTTTCTTGGATCACATCTCTCTCGTTGTCTCTGGTATGGATGGGAATGATGAGCGCAAGAGCATTGATGTCTTGATGACTCGCTTGAGGACATTGGTGCAGGAGACAGGTATTACCTTGATCTGTGTATCACATTTGAAACGACCTAGTACATCTAACAAAGGACATGAAGACGGTGAAGCAGTATCCCTATCTCAGTTACGTGGCTCTGGTGCTATTGCTCAGTTGTCTGACGCTGTTATCACTCTTGAGCGAAACTCCATGAGTCAAGACGCTGATGTGAGACACACTACCAAGGTTGCAGTGGCTAAGAACCGCTACAATGGCCTCACAGGGCCAGCTTGTTCACTCAAGTACGATATGAACACAGGTCGTATGGTTGAAGTAACAATGGAGCCTCTATGATTGAAATGATTATCGTCGGTACTATCGGCATTGGATACAGTGTTGTAGGTGTACTACAGTGGCTCAAAGGTGACATGGGTGCTGGTATCATGTGGTTAGGATACTCTTTCGCCCAGATCGGTTTGTTTTTAAATTTAAAGTAAAGGTACAAAATGTCATGGTTAATCAGCAAAGCCTTAATGAACTCTCTTTATTCGCAGGAGCAGGTGGAGGCATTCTCGGAGGAAAGTTACTCGGATGGAACACAGTCTGCGCCGTTGAATGGGAACCTTATCCCGCAAGCGTATTGTGCGCCCGACAAAATGACGGACTTCTCCCGCCTTTCCCAATCTGGGATGACGTTCAAACCTTTGATGGAAAACCGTGGAGAGGAATTGTTGACGTTGTATCTGGAGGATTCCCATGCCAAGACATCAGTGCAGCAGGAAAAGGTGCAGGAATCACAGGTGAACGATCAAGTATGTGGAAACACATGGCTAGAATCATCGGAGAAGTCCAACCAACTTACGTTTTTGCAGAAAATTCCCCTATGCTCCGCACTAGAGGACTCGGTGTTGTCCTCCAAGATCTTGCCAAGATGGGGTATGATGCTCAATGGGGAGTGTTATCCGCAGCCGAAGTTGGCGCTAATCACAAACGAGAACGTATGTGGATCGTCGCAAAAAATACCAAACAACATAGATTTTTTTCACACGCCGAACACAACAGGGTTGGATGGCGGGAGCAACAGCCGAAAAGCGTTGAAAAAGAGGATGGAACATTGGCCGACACCAGATGCCAACTGCGGTCAACGAGGGAGTCAGCCGAATTGGACACCAACACGGAAATCAGGCCATCCAGCTCAGTACACAATAAATCAAGCAGTGAGAGACAGTTTATTTCCGACCCCTACTTGTCACAACAGCAAGGAAGGAGCGTATCCTGCGGAATACAAGAGAAAAACACCTTCGCTTGCAACCCATGCTGGTGGGAAACTGAACCCGATGTGGGTCGAGTGGCTAATGGGGTGGCCTTTGGGGTGGACAGACTTAAAGCCATTGGAAACGGACAAGTTCCATTGTGTGCAGCAACTGCTTGGACAAAACTTAACAACCGATTAGAAACTAATCTTAAATGAGAATTGCTCTCGACATCGAAACAAACATGGCACATGATGTGATTCATCTATGTGTGACTCAGGACATTGACACAGGGGAAGTGCGTGTATGGAAAGCTCCAACAGGACTTTGGGATTACTTAAAGGACGCTACGTTGATCGTGGCTCACAACGGAATATCATTCGACTTTCCGATCTTAAACAAGCTCTGGAAGACAAAGATTGGGTTGAAGAAAGCCTACGATACACTCGTAGTAAGCAGACTGCTAGAGCCAACGAGGGAGGGAGGCCACTCTCTAGACGCTTGGGGTCAAACCCTCGGAGTCAAGAAGCTGGACTACAAAGCCACATGGCAGTGGATGATGAACAGAAGGGAAGAATATGATGGTGAATGCTTTGATAAACCTGTGGAAAGTTTGCTGGAGTATTATTGTATTCGTGACGTTGATGTGCTTCACCGCCTTTATCTGCACCTCGATAGTAGTGTGGTGGTACAAGGTTTTTCTTTGGACTCTATCCAACTAGAACACCAAGTAGCAGCCATCATAGCCAAACAAGAAAAGAACGGATTCAAACTAGACACCATTCATGCTACTTGCCTCCTATCTGAACTCAAGGGGAAGATGAGCGCCATCAATGACAGGATGCAGGAACTCTGGCCTCCATACGAGGTGGAACGTATCTCTGAGAAGACAGGGAAGGTATTGAAGCCTGAATTGGTAGTTTTCAATCCTGCCTCTAGACAACAAGTAGCTGATAAGCTCATCGGTCTAGGGTGGAAGCCAACGAAGAAGACTGAGAAAGGTTCAGTGATCGTTGATGAGACTACCTTGCAAGGACTCAAGTGGCCTGAAGCTCAGATGATTGCTGAGTACTTTATGCTTCAAAAGCGTATCGCTCAAATTGAGTCATGGTTGGAAGTCGTAGGTAAGGACGGAAGGGTTCACGGTAGAGTCATCACCAATGGGGCTGTAACAGGCCGTATGACTCACATGAAGCCTAACATGGCACAGATTCCTAACTCAGGCTCACCTTATGGCCCTGAATGTCGTCAGTGCTGGACTGTTGAGGAAGGTAACGTCCTAGTTGGATGTGATGCTAGTGGCTTAGAGCTTCGAATGTTAGCTCATTACATGAAGGATGATAATTATGTCAAGACTGTCACTGAGGGATCGTCTAAGGAAGGCACGGATGTCCACACGGTTAACCAGAAGGCCGCTAACCTTCAGACACGTGACCAAGCGAAGACCTTTATCTATGCGTTTCTCTACGGTGCGGGGCCATCGAAGATTGGCTCGATTGTCGGTGGTAATAGTAAAGATGGAGAAAAACTCATCGCTTCCTTTCTTGAAGGGACTCCCTCGCTCAAGCGTCTACGTGATAAAGTATCCGTATATGCGTCCAAGGGCTATGTACCGGGGCTTGATGGTCGTAAGATATGGGTTCGAAGTGAACATGCGGCACTCAATAGCCTACTTCAGGGCGCAGGCGCTATTGTGATGAAGAAGGCACTTGTGATCTTTGATGGTAAGATTAAAGACAACAAGTGGGATGTGAAGTTCGTAGCTAACGTCCACGACGAGTTCCAGTTTGAGACTACACCTAACCTTGCTGACACAGTAGGTAAAGCAGCTGTACAATCAATCAGGGATGCAGGCGTGTACTATAATCTACGTTGTCCTCTCGATGGGGAATACAAAGTTGGTAAGAATTGGCGGATGACGCATTGAGGAATGTATGAAACTCATTGAGGAAGACAAAGTAAAATCTCGGATCGTGCTTGACATCAGCGACCATTCGTTTCTGATTCGTCACAGCGATGATCTAGATATTCTCGATGTATACTTGGTGCTCTCAGCGGCATTAGCGTACATTGAGGATGAAGCGGAAGCTGCTTCTCGTAAAGAGGGTAGTTATCTACAGTAAACGAGGCTACGGCCTAATCCTAAAAGGAAAAGAAGTATGACAGATCTCAAACCAGTAAAGATTAACGGTGAATTGTTTTGGTCTAAGTGGATGGCTGAATTCAACACAGCATTCAACACCGACAATGACCGCTACGAATGCACCATCGGTAACATCAACGATGACGATGCAGCTAAGCTCACAGGCCTTGGCATTAAAGTCAAGCACAAGGACTCAATGGGTAACTTCATTGTCGCTAAGAGCAAGTATTTGTTCAACCCTACCGATGACAACATGAAAGAAATTGACGTTGCCTCTTTGGGTAATGGCTCTAAGTGCGTAGCAGTCATCTCAGCTTACACTCATCGCATGTCAGCTAAGCACGGCAATGCTCCAACAGTGAAGAAGTTGATGGTCACTGAAGTGAAGACATATACACCTGAAACAGAGACGGATGACGCACTCTGATCGTCCTACGTTAGCCATCATTGACGCTGACATTATCTGTTACCGAGTAGGTTTCGCTAGTGAAGACGTTGATGAGGCTATCTGTTTGGCTCGTGTGACTCAGTTAGTTCATGAGATTGTTTACGATGAACTGAGGTGTGACGACTACAAAGCGTACATCACAGGCAAAGGTAACTTCAGGAATGACATAGCAGTCACAGAGCCTTACAAAGGAAACAGGAAGGATGCTAAGAGGCCAGTGCATTATCAAGCTATCAGGAACCATCTACAACGCTTAGGTGCTGAGTTAGTAGAAGGACAAGAAGCAGACGATGCAGTGGCTATTGAAGCAACTAACACAGGTGGATGGATTGTCTCCATTGACAAAGACCTAGATCAAGTCGCTGGTTGGCATTACAACTTCGTGAAGAAAGAAGAGTACTACGTTACTGAGGAAGAAGGTCTTCGTAACTTGTACACTCAGGTACTCACAGGGGATCGTATTGACAACATCATTGGCTTGAAAGGCATTGGGCCTAAGAAAGCTGCAAAGCTCTTAGAGGATTGTAAGACTGAAAGGGAATACTATGAAGCTTGTCTCAAAGCTTATGATGGTAATGAACTTCGTGTCATTGAAAACCTGAATCTTTTATGGCTACGAAGAGCACCAAACCAAACATTCCAAGTACCTTCTACTTAGTTGGTGCACTATGGACGGTGAAGTGGGTTGAGGACTTGAGTGAGTACGGTAAATGTGATTGCACTACTTTCACTATCTATATTCGCTCAGGAATGAACAAAGTCTTTACAGAACAAACATTCTTCCATGAACTCGTCCACGCTATTATGTTCGCTATGGGACATACTAACCACGATGAGGTCTTCGTAGAAGCCTTCGGTGCTTTGATTCACCAGTATGAACGGACTAAACTGTAATGGTAACTCGTAAGATGACAAGCAACATCAGGGCTAACGCTATCAAACATGGGTGGCGTAGTGGCTTAGAGGAAAAGGTTGCTAATGCTCTAACTGAGGCAGGAGTCCCTTTCACTTATGAGAAGACCAAAGTCAAGTACATCAAGCCAGCGAGTGAACACCAGTACACGCCAGATTTTGTGCTCGACAACGGGATCATCATTGAGACTAAAGGGTTGTTCACTGCGATTGATCGTCAGAAGCACATGCTAGTCAAACGACAACACCCACACTTGGATATACGTTTCGTGTTCTCTAATAGCAAACAAAAGCTAAACAAAGGATCACGTACAACGTATGGCATGTGGTGTGAGAAGAATGGCTATCTCTATGCCGACAAGATGATACCTGAGCATTGGATCAAAGAACGTAGGAAAAGG